ATCTTCTCCACCCCAAACCGAAACATCACCGGCACTCGCAATATTTTGTGTTATGAGAGTCTTGAAATCTTCGGCTGTTATCGCTCTATTCTGTGATATGAAAGTAAGAGGAGCATTAAATTTGACACTTGCTAATGATTCTTTCTCTGCACCACCTGCGGCCTTTCCCCCTGTCACTAGTGTAATAGTTGCAGCGCCCGTAACAATTTCATCTGCACCACTTACATAAGTGAAACTTGTTGCTCCGTTCGAGTCTGCTCCGTCAGTAACAAGGAAGTTGAGTCTTACAATATCTAAGGCACTCAATTTTTTCCCAAGAACTCCATCTCCAAACGAGACATCAAAAAATCCATCTCCATTCTCGTTAAGAAAATAAATCTGACTGGTTGAGTCTATGCTTGTGAATGTGGTAAATTTTGTGTAAGTATCCGGTGTGAGATCATCTGGTGTTCCAAGAACCTCAACTTTAAGTGTGGATGTATCAACATTTGAGTAGTTGATAATAAATTTTTGAAATGCTGAGTTGTCAACTGTATAATCAATTGTTCTCTGTGTTCCTTGAAAGATCTTAAGATTATTAAAGACATATGTTCCGACCTGAGGCGAATCGTTGGAAAGTGTTAGACCAACTGTAGTATCTTCAATTGTCTGAAAAATATAAGTGACATCGTTGACAACTGTTCTAAATTTTGTTCCTCTAACAAGAGTGTATTCCGAGGCGGTACTCGTTGCTTTTCGAGTAAGTGTTAGGTTAATAGTTGCAACGGGTGCCTTCTTACTTGAGGGAGTGTATCCCAGAAGTTTTGCTCTCGAAACAACATTAGCTCTTAACTGTGCAGAATCCAAAAAGGATTCGTTCATGGCCATGTGAGCATTGACTGCGTTATAGTGAGTATTGTACGCTAATATGTCAAGAAGAGAACTAAGTCCCGATCCTTCGAAGTCAAAGTCAGCGAACGCACTACCAGTTCTTGTAAAGTGGTTCTTGAGGTTTGTTTTTATCTGATCAAAGTCAAGCTCTGTTGTGTTAAATTGTGCCATCTTATCTAAGTCTCTGTAAGTTAAATGTTACCTCTGTTTCAGTCTGAAGGAATATAATATTGAAGGCGATGTTGACTGTATACGCATTAGCATCGGATCGATCAAACACCGACACATTCACACCATTCACTCGTGGTTCATGATTTTTTAAAACTTCTTTAATTTCATCTCTTATCTCCGAAGCAGTGAACCTATCCGCAGGTTCAAATAACTTTGATGTCACATTTCCACCGATCTCTGGATGAAATGGTCTTTCAAAGAAGTTAGTGAGAACAAGATTTACCACCGCCTGTTTTACTGCATCAAGATCTCTAAGAGGAGTAATATCATTGAGAATTGGATGCTTTTTGAAAAAAAGATCTAAGTCTGAATATGTGTCAACCTTTGATATGTTTGAAGACTTATCAAAAACTCGTGATTGTCCTGTTTTTTTCTGATTGTAATCAAGGATTGCCATTTTATCTATTTATAAGGTTTTTACTGAGGAACCGCAGTCAAAGCTCCACCTGCCGTCACACCAGAGTGTTTATGTGTCACTAGTTTTATGTTTTGTGTTCCAGCGACCACATCTACGGTTGCATCTAAAGTACCAGTAACATTGACATTATTATTGATATTTGTAACTGACGCTGTAATGTTTTGATCTCCGGTGATAGTTGTTTCCTGATCACCACCGACTGTAATCGTCTGTGATCCTCCTACGGTGACATTCATCTCTCCTCCTACATCTAAGTTTAAATTTTTGGAAATCTTTGTGTTCATATTGCCATCAACATTTAAATTTAAATCTCCGGTGATGTGAATTTTCTTATCTTTGATAACCACTTCGTAACAGTCTCCAACTATCACAACGGCTCTATCTCCGCTCGCATAGATTTCATCATACGATCCAGACTTGTGGAAAACCGAGATTCTTTCCTTCTCACTTGTATCATCAAACTCTACAACATGACCAGACTCGCTTTGATACACATGATTTTTAGGATATGTGGGAGCAATATTACTTCCAGATGGGAGTGACCAAGGTTCTGCATCTCCGGTAGGAGTAATGGAAGTGATAGATCTAGCATCTTTGCTTTTATAAACTGCGGAATCCTTGTAATCTTTTCTAGCAGGTTGCGGTGTGTCAGGTTTTTTTAGTGTTCCATCAAGAGGATAGACCTGATCCGGATCCGAGAAACCTTCTGCATAATCTGGCCTATTGTTGTGCATCGATGGAATAGATCCCATGATGACCGGATCTTGTGCGTTTCCTCCATCCCGAAAGAAACCAATAACCCAAGAACCTTGAACCAGACCAGTTGCGGATTGACCAATACCAGAAGTAGATGCGGATGTGATGGGCATCATTACCGTCGCAAAGGGCAAGTCCTTAGTTTCTATATCCCCTTTGCTTTCTGTGTGATATCCAAAACAACGGACACGATATCTACCCATCTCCTCGGGATCATTTACATCTTCTATTACTCCGGTGAACCAAAGGAAATTACCACCAACAAAACTGTCTCCGTACTCATTCATTATAGATCAATCGAAAAAGAATCTCTCTTCAGACGCAGATTCACGTAATATTCATCGTTTTCAAACTCGTGAATCGCTGAAGTGATCAGGTATTTACCTGAAAGAAATTCGTTGAAATGTTTTGTACTTGGCTTATCTGCAAAGTCTCGATAGATACTTGGATCGATTGCTTTTGGAAACTCTAAGATTATTTTTCTTCCCGCATTGAGTTTAAAATCACCATGCAATCTGATATCGTGTGTAAATGTATTGAAGAGAGAATTGTAAGCGTTGATAAAATGACGAGAAGTTTTTGATTCCTCGTTATAGTTTTTGGCTTGATCTCCCTCAAATGCTTTACTGTTGACAGAAATATACTCGCAGTGAGATTCGACGAAATCGAGTAATGAGTCTCCTTCAATTAGAAATTCATCTGAAAGAATAGACTTACCTTCGAGTGTTGGTTTCTTATCAATGAAATCTTTGTCATAACCATACTCGAACTTAGTATAAGTTTTATCAGAGTAATTCAAGTATCGATTTGTTGAGGCAAAAGCACCTCTCCTCGATTGTATACTTTTATTCAACTTCAACTCCGATGCAACACTTAGTATTCTCTGAGCTCTCTGAAGAAAATCTTCTTCTGTACCAACTTCAGTATTGAACTCCCTTGTGTCATAGTAGGTATCGAATACTTTGTTTACGTCATCATCAACAAGTTCCGCGTGAGAGAACAAATTGTATTTTCCGTTTAGAGTCTGGAAGAAAAAGAAAGGAGAGTAGTTTACATCAAAGGTTTGTCTCCTCAACCACTCAATGGCTTCCATTGGTTTCTGTGTGTTTATGACACCTTTGACTGAACTGATTGCTTTATACGCATCATTTGCCTCACGAAATTTATTTTCAGGAAGAAGAAGATCCTCGGTGAGTATTTTTTTGATTCGAGTTGCGGTATTATCAGTAAACCCCTTTGATATTTTTTTCTGATTTGATATGTAAGATTGTTCGGATATTCCAACTAGTCTTACTATCTGAACGTATGCTTGTCTTTCAGTTGATCCATATGTTGGATATTCAGCAACGTAGAATTTGAGATTCAGAGTCTTGAGTTTACCATTTCTTTTTTTGTACTCTATTTTAACCTGAATCTTTTCTTGACCAATGATAGGAAATTCTTCGATAAGGTTTGTACTATCTTTAAGTGTAAGGTTCAACGTCAAAGATTGACTATACAAACTTTCACTAATAGACATCTTAACGGCAATGTTTTGAATTTCTTTCTCATCGCCTTTGTAGTTCGTAAAAATTATCGTCTTAAGTTTATAAGCCGATGGGATAAAAGCCTTATCTGAACTAAGGTCTAAATTCTTTCCGGTGATTGCCATACTATAAGTTAATCAGTGCTTTGTACTCATCGGCGAATTGTTCTATGAATTCTGGCCGGACATATTGTATTTGTCGATTTGCTTCATTCTTATCTAGTTCATACTCATACCAACTTTTGAAATTAGTGATATCTCCCTGTCCTCTAAGTAAAGCGTCGTAAGCACCAATTACATCATCCTTCGCCTTTTCTGTTGTTTGCACAACATCCGCCTCAAAATTTTGATCGACTACTGTTGATTTAAATCTGAATGGTGCATCAAGTAAAGAGGAGTATGCTCTCTCAGGTGTGTAAGTGTAAGTTGGAAGATCTCCTTCAGCAATAGTAGTGTCAATATTAATAATTCCAAGATTCACAAGATGCGTCTTAAATAATGCAAGCCAAGCAGTCTTACCTGCGTTTGTTGCGGTCGATGAAAACGCAAAGTGATATGTTCCACTTGAGTTGTAAAAGGAATCAGAACTTGCTTCGTGAGTAATCAACTGCAACATAAAAGGATCGAACCTTTCAATCTTTGCGGTATCTTGAGGAGAAGATCCTACTCGAGCAAGTCTTAAATCTGAGTAAGTAACATTTAAACCACTTATCGCATTTTCGGCTTTTGCGACTGTCTGGCCACCAACTACCTCTGTTGAGTAGTTAGGAAGAAAGATAAGAGCACCATGATCACCATATTCAAGTTCTAAACCACGATGAAAATCAAAAGATGATTTGTACCACTCATTAAAACCAGCTTGCAGAAAGTCATTGATGACAAAGAAAGTCCAGTAATAATCAGGAGTGTCGTAAAGTTTATATGATACTATATCCGGTCTTTCTCCATCTTTTACCTGATAGTAGAGATAGGATGTAAATTCATCACTCTGAGTAGTAGAAACATCGACGTGACGAAAGATATCAAACCTTTTTGAGAACTGATTAGTCTCTTGAAGATCGTAGTCTATTGTAGGAAATTGTTGAAAAAATGACATATTTAATTATTGTTTCCTGCACTTTCGGCTGCTGCTTCCTGTCGTTTCTTATCTGCATCTACTATTCCCCGTGGATTTCCACTGAGAGACGGGGCTCCGGTTTCAGGATTAATACCTCGATCAACACCAAAAGATCCCTCCTCAAGGCCGTCGATATCAGTTCTTGTAAGAGTCCTTGTTTCCTGATAGGATATTGATACGTCTACTTCGAGAGGCGCTCCATCACGATGAAACATGTTGGTTGTTGAATTGAAACTAGATTCAATTGATACTAAATAACACGAGAAAATCTTTGGTATAAATTTGTTTTCATGTAGGTTACTATCAAGAAAACGTATAGTCCAAGTAGGAGGAAAGGCAAGAACCAAACTTTGTGCATTAGATCGAGAATCTGCGTAAGTGAATGATCTGAATTTTGAATGAATCTTTCGAATCATTTCTGCTTCTTCGGGAGAATGTGCAATCATCTTAAATGCAAAAGTAAAAGATCGTATTGCGTTTCCACTAAATGTGGTATTGGTATTTGGATTGAGAAGAACTCTTGACGCAAGTTTTGCTGCACCAAAAACTTCGTCACTAAAGGGTAACAATTGAGTGGCTGCTGCACCTAATTCTCCAGTTTTGAAATTTGCTCTGGCCTCTGATATTTGATTACCTACTCCACTTGCAATTCCAGAAACACCCGATCCTTCTGACAATGCACTCTGGACACTCGCGGCACCTGCTCCTCCAAGAGCTCCAAGATCGATTGTGTTGTATGTTGCGGAATCATTGATTGCAATATTTGCTGGACAAGGAAACCAGATGTGGTGTTGTTTGATACCCTGTCCTGTATTTTCAAACGCCTTGAACTCAATGATATTTACGTTTGGTTGACCTCGTAATACCAAAGGATAAAGTAATCCATCAGTATTGTTTGAAGCAAGATACTCCGGTACATTGAGTTTTGATTTCGTCAAATTTTTTCCGATGTCGGAAACCGATGATGACAACTGTGAACCAGCGTTTCTTACTAACACATTAGCTTGTTTTCCGAGACCCGATAATTTGATTGGTAGTGGCATAGATAAATAGATTCTGTTCTTATTTATAAGAAAAAATGGCATATAGTGGGAGATATAAAGTAAAGAATCCAGACAAGTATAAAGGTAATCCAACGCAAGTTATCTTTAGATCGTTGTGGGAAAGACAAGTTTTTCGTTGGTGTGATGAAAATCCAAGTGTTCTTCGGTGGTCAAGTGAAGAGATTATCGTCCCATATCGATGCAAGACCGATAGAAAGCGTCATAGATACTTTCCGGATGTTTACATCAAAACAAAGAATAAGGAGTATCTGATTGAAATCAAACCAAAGAAGGAGACTGTTCCACCCAGAGAAAGGTCTCGAAAAACAAAACGTTACCTTAACGAAGTAATGACCTACATCAAGAACACCTCAAAGTGGGAGGCTGCTGAAGAATACTGTGCAGATCGAGGCATCATCTTTCAGATATGGACAGAAGAAACTTTGAAGGGAATGGGGATTAAATTGTTGACGTAATCATATAAATAGATACATGGCCGTATCTTTTTTTGACAAATTACAAGCAGATGCTTTTCGTTCAGGTGTTCAACCTCGAACCGAAGAGTCTCTGAAGTGGTTTAAAAATCGCCTCAGTAGTATCACTAAAATTAGTAGAAATAAGATACTGAAAGACGAGAATTTGATCAAGGTGAACAAACCTCTCACTGGCCGGATGTTTATGTACTTCTACGATCCAAAGACCAAAGAGACTCTTCCATACTACGATAAGTTTCCACTTATCATTATGGTTGATAGAGCACCAAAAGGTTTCTATGGGTTGAATCTCCACTATCTCGATCCAAAGAGAAGGGCGATATTCTTTGATAAGTTGATGGATTACATGACCAACAAGAAATACAATCGCAGTACAAAATTTCGTCTATCCTATGGTCTTTTGTCTGGAGCTAGTAAACTCAAAGAGTTCGAACCCTGTTTCAAAAGATATCTTACCTCAAACATTAAATCAAGAGTATCAGAAGTTCCGGCGACCGAATGGGAGGCCGCACTCTTCATGCCGACCGACCAGTTTGTAAAAAACAAGAGACAAACTGTCTGGAGAAAATCACGTAAACTTATAGCATAATGTCTTTAGTTAAAAAAATTCAAGGTACAATAAGTCCAACAACGATAGATGACTTCAAGTCAGTGGTGAGTCGAAGAAGCGGATTGGCTCCGGCGAATCGGTTCGCGATCTTCATGACTCCTCCATCGCAAACTCTCTTGAACTTAGATTTGCAGAATGTAGCAAGTAATCTTTTGAGTGGTAACTTTGGGCCATCACAACTTGTAAACGATCCAAGAGATATTTCACTTCTTTGTGAGAGTTGTTCTTTGCCTGGCCGGCAGATACAAACTCTCGATCATCAGAGCCTGAACTATCGACAATCCATAAAAGAACCACAAGGATACTTTAATGAAGATGTGAACTTTGTCTTTCACCTGACCAACGATTATCATATGAAAAAACTTTTTGATCGTTGGACAAGTTTAGTTATAGATCCTGAAACATATCAGGTTGCTTACAGAAAAGAATTTGTAACTGACGTAACAATACAACAGTTAAATCAGCAGAACGTTCCGATATATGGTGTTAAATTGAAAAACGCCTTTCCAGTAACGGTAAATACAATTGAGTTGAGTAACACATCAGCGGAAACCCAAAAATTGAATGTCACAATGACATACGAAGATTATGAAACCGAAGGATCAATTGCCTCCTCCATCGGTGGTGTTAAAAATGTAATTGGAGGCGTGCTTAATAGATTAATATAGATTATGCCATTACCAGTATTAGAAGCGCCGAAGTACGACCTAGTTGTACCTTCGACTAAAAAGAAATTGCAGTATCGTCCTTTCCTTGTGAGGGAAGAGAAGATACTTATGATTGCACAAGAATCAGATGATGCTTCTCAAATAGAATCGTCAATCAAAGAAATAATAAAAGCATGTACGTTTGGAAAAATAGACGTAGATTCTTTATTCACTTATGATTTGGAATATATTCTTCTGAAATTAAGAGAAAAGAGTGTAGGAGAAACTAGTAATTTTTCTTTGGCGTGTGAGAAGTGTGGGGCTAAAAATAAAGTGACTATCAATCTTCAGGATGTTTATGTTGATTTTCCAGAAAATATTCCGGACAATACTATAGAATTAGCTGAGGGTGTTGGTGTAACTCTTTCTCCCGTTTCAATCAAGAGATTAGGAAAACTAGATCAGAATAACATTAACTCAGTCATATCTTCAGTAATTGAAACAATATATGATGAAAAAAGTGTATATTCTGTTGATAGTGTCAGTAAAGAAGAACTAGATGCTTTCATCGATTCTTTTACTCATAAAAATTTAGAAGAAATTCAGAATTTTGTTAAAAATCAACCAACACTAAAATATACAGTTACTTTTAAATGTTCGGAGTGTGGACATGAGAACACATATACATTAGAGGGAATTCAATCTTTTTTCTAATTTGCCTTTCTCACGATTCACTCGCCAATCACTATCAAACTAATTTTTCCATGATGCATCATCATAATTATAGTTTATCAGAACTTGACAATATGATTCCGTGGGAAAGGCAAATTTATACTTCTATGTTATTGGATTGGGTGAAAGAAGAAAATGAAAGGATAAAGAAAAACAATGGCTGAAGAATCATCATTTTTAGGAGTTATTGAAAGAATCAGAGCAGAAGGACAATTAGATCGGAATACTGGATCTAATTCTATCAAGTCTGTGAAGGAAACATTCAAAAAAGAACTTACAAGAGAGGGTCAACTCACTCGAAATACGGGGGCAAATTCTTTCAAATCTTTGAAGGATTCTATACTCGGTAACGACCTCGCAAAAGAAGAAAAAGATAGAGAACAAACAGATCTCCTTAAATCCATCGCTGCTGGTACTAACAAACCCAGCAAAGAAATGGAGAAGAGTGAAGAGAAAAAAAGTGGCAGGTTCTTTGCAGATCTCGCGATACTTTTTGCTCCAATTGGTGCGACCTTGGGAAAAATTTCACCAATCTTTACTAAAGTCGGAAGTCTGTTTTCAAAATCCGGGCCGCTATTTAAAATTTTTGGAAAGGGTGGATCTTTAGGTAAGTTCTTACCTGCTTTGGGAAGAGTGTTTGCTAAAGTTGCACTTCCTCTTACGATAGCATTTGGTGTATTCAAGGGGATTGTCGAAGGAATAAAGGGGTATAAAGAAGGTGGTATAATGGGTGCCATCGAAGGTTTTTTTATCGGTGCGTTCGATTCTGTTTTTGGAGAATTAGCAAAGTTGATAGGAAATATTGGTGAAAAGATCTTTAGTTTATTGGGTTTTGACCTATTTGGAGAAAAATTCAATGAGGCCCTTGGAAACATTATCAGTGGTGTCAAGGGTGTTATCACTGGAATATTTGATAGTATAAAGGCCCTTTTTGGTGGAGATACTGAAGCATTCAAAGAAGCTCTTTCTGGTATTTTAGGATCAATAAAAACGATGATAGTTGGTGAGGATGGAGAAGGCGGAATCATAGGAATGATGATAGGTCTTATTCACGAAGTTTTTACAACCATTCCCGAGAAGATTGGAAAATTCTTTGACAACATTCTTGTTCCCTTTTTAACAGAAACTGTTCCAACATTCTTATCGGAAACCCTTTTCCCCAAATTGCTTGAAGTAGGCCAAAATATCGGAAAGGTTATAAAAGACGTTTTTATGGGTATGCTTGACGCGATAGGAAATTTAATACCGGAACCACTTAAGAAAGCGGGAGGTTTTATTAAAAATCTATTTTCTCGGGATAAAGACGACGACCAGACTGTAACAGCGATTAAAGAGTCATCGGAAGAGCGTTTGGATCGTGTGTCACAAGAAAGTAGCGAATCTTTTGACGAGGCTTTAGAAAGAAATAGTGAATCTTTTGACGCGGCTTTGGAAAGACCAACAAACAATAGTGGCGCTCAAATGGAAGTAGGAATGTCTAATATCGCTGACTCAAGGGCAAAACCAGCAACTGTAGTGGTTACAGGTGGTGGCGGAGGCGGAGGCAGCGGCCAAGGTACAACTGTGAACTCATCAAATATAACATATAATGGAAATCAACACGCTGACGAGTCAACTCAACTTACACAACCATCATACGGTTACGCCCTCGCTTAATAAATGAAAGTAGACCCAAATAATCTAGAGCCTGGTACTGAAGAATATGCTTTTGCGTTGACACGTAGAATGTTCTGGTACACTATTATGGGAACTGTTGGATTTTCAACAGTTATCAGTTTTCTCTGGTTCACGTTTTAAAATAAAAAAGAGGCGATACCAGATTTCTCCAGTATCGCCCCTCTGTTTTGTTTATCAGTTAGGTTAGTCCTGAGCCAACTTGGCGAAATATGCCAAGGTGTCTTCTTCACCTTCATCATTGCTTGATGAACTAACACTCTGATCCTCGCTCTTCGGGGCGGGTGCGTCCACTCGCTCTTCACGGGTCTCATTGAGCTCGGTAGTTTGTTCTACCGAAAAGGTATTGGCGACATCTTCTTCACCAAGCACCTCATATAATTTTCTCTTGAGTTCAGAGTAAGACTTGTAACTAGATGGATCGATGAACTCATTCAACTCGTGAATGTTATCATAGACCTTCTTCAACTTGTCTTCATCACCTTCAAAGAGTTCAGTAACAGAATCGAACTCTGACTTATCGTAGTTGCGATAACCTTCAACATTACGAATCTTCAACTTGAAGTTCGCTCCACCCCAGAAGTCGAATGGGTTGATAGGTTTCTCATCCTCGAACTGAGGCTGCATCACGTCCATGACCTTATCGAAGATCTTCTTTCCATACTTGTAAAGAAAGACCTTACCTTCGTTTGATGGATTCGACGAGTCCGAGATCACAAGAATGTTTGAGACGTAATGCAAACGACGCTTGCGTTGACGAACCAATTCCTTGTCTTCTTCCCTTCCCGAGTTCCACAACTGAGAATTCAACTCACTCAATGGATCTTGTTGACCAATTGAAGTAAGAGATCTCTCAATGTACCACCTGCCGGTTGGCCCCTTGAAACCATGATCCCAGAAACGAACCCAAGGAAGATCCTCAGCGTTCGAAGACGGTAGGAAGCGGATAACGGCATAACCATTACCTGCTTTATCAACTGTTGGTTTCCACTCTCGGTCGTCTCCATAAGACTTCTTTTCAGAGACGCTTTCGGCGGCGTTTACCAACTTTTCTATCGACGCAAGTCGATTTGCTTTTAGTTTTTCGAATGACATATATTTTCGTATTTTAGTGTATTACAGTGTATTTTTTTATGTGTGAAGAAGTAATATAACATAAACCGATCACTTTGTAAAGACTTTTTTTACAGTTCTTACAAGTTTTTCGGTCGGCATATTCCTTCGAGATAGAAGTAATTTATACTTTGAAATGTTTTCAATTTGTTCGGTGTAGACTCCAAGTGGATCTCGAATATCTTTCTTGAGCCGTCGAAGATTGTTTACCAGAAGATCGATGATCGCAACTGTTTCGATTGAGATCTCTTCAGCCAAAAGGCAGTCAAACGCAATCGTGCTTGTACAGATCTTATCAAAGGAGTCGCATTGTTCGTAAAGAGTGTTAAGATCTTTTTCAAATCCATAGGAAAGAGACTCCATTCTCTTGACATACTTTGAGTAGTTCTCCTCTTTCATATCTCCTATCCACTTGACTCCGGCAAGGAAGTTCGCAGTGAAGTAGTCGATAACAATATCAGTCTCCTTATACTTTCGTCCTATTCGTTCAAAAAAGAATCGATCCTTTCTTCTCGTGAATGCTGATTCGTTAGCGCTGGTCTTAAAAGCATACTTGGTTGCATCGTAGGACTCATTTGTGAAATGAAGTTTAAGAGACAGATAAATTTGATATGCAGTATAACCATTCACACAAGATATGCAGTTGTCCTTTTGATAATGTTCCGTTCCATTGCTTCGGCTTCTAGTTTGTCTTTCAACGGCCCCTTGATAATCTTTGCAATGTCTTCCGGATCAATATCCTTATCCTTGCATATGTCAACTATTGCTTCGGTGTAAGACATCTGATCTCCATGAACATACTTCTCAACCTTTATTCGAAGTTCATCAAAAGTGATTACGGGTTTGATAGGTATTTCATCTGTCATCATGCTTTAAGTATTAAGGTGTTATCGTTGACTCGACCATTTGCCGAAGTTTTCTTAGTTGTGAGTTTCTTGAGAGCGTTTGCGATCTGTCTATCAGTTTTACTTACAATGATTGGCAGTATCTCTTCGGGTTTCCTTATCTTCATAGAGAAGGAGTTCTTCTCGTCATAATCGCGAATAGTAGTTCCCTTTACCGAGAGTCCGGAAAGACTGGTAGTTGAAAGCACTGTCAACTTGCGATACTTCTCATTGAAGAGATAGACCTTAATAGATCCTACGACCTTGATCGGATTGACCGAGGCAACTCCATAGTCAGGTGAAGACTTCAGGTAATTCATCTTTGCGACCAACTTGTCAGCACTCTTCTGTTTCTTTACCCGAGGTTTCCGAGCTGCTTTCTTAGTAGACTTGTAGATCTCCACATCGTTCAACATCTCTTCCAGAAGAGCGATTCGTTTCTTGATTGCGGGCTTCTTGAGATAGGAGTAACCTTCGACCGAATCAGGATTGATCTTGTCTCGGGCTTCAATCAGTTCATCTCTTTGTTTATTGATCCAACCGACAACGGTTCCAAGAGAACTGATCGGGGCGTTTACATTCTTCAGCAGAGATCCCACATTGATCTTGAAAACTTTGGTAGTAGTGTTGAGAATCCATTCATCCAACATCTCATCCATACGCACAAGAACTCCTTCGCGGATACGTTCCTGCATAATATCGTAAACCGATACTTTCTTCTTGGAGGCCTTGGTGGTATTCCTTTCAACAGGAACTAGAGTCGAAATCTTTCGTAGATAGTTGTCTACCTCTACACCATAGTCCACATCGTTGTGGTACTTAGGCATTCCCATATTCATCATCCTTGCGAGTTTACCACAACTCACGATCTCGATACACTTTGGCGCCTTGCGAATCATCTTCAAGGTAGTGTTGCTGTTTGGGCGATCTATCGATTTGACATACTCCTCAATGATAGGGAAATAGTCATCGGTGTTAAGATAGTAGTTGTAGAAGTTCAGAGCCCGACCAAAAGTCTTCTTCTTTTTCTCATCAGTCCACGAATCAGCATCGTGCCATGTTGGTTCTTCACCAGTCCATTTAGACTCGGTAGCGGCGACCAGACCGTTTTTTAGGAATTTACGTTTTGCCATATTAAAAAGTTTCTGCTTGGATGTCTACAATTTGATCGAAGGTTGCCTCAAAGAGATAATAACCACTTCCGCCAGGATCAACAATATAGTCACCATTCTTTCGTCTACCAATGACCTTTCCAGACATAGTTGCTCCGTCTTCAACTCTAAAAGTCACGTAATACTCCGTCTCATATTTATCAAAGATTGTTTCAGGATAGAGATCTTCCGGCCAGATCAGAGGAAGTTCGAGTTGTGTTAATTTGGTTTTCATAGGATGGAATACGCCGGGAAATTCGTC